TATGTGGATAGGAATACTACTTGTTTGTTTTGACCCTATGGCACTCTCGTGTAAGATCATAGCTAAGCCTGAACCGTTTTATACTGAGCAAGCTTGTTTAGAAGAAGCAGAACAAATAGCTACTAATATAAGAGCAGGAGGTGCATATGCTACACCTCACTGTCACAAAGTAGAAGGTGATAGCGCATAATGCCAGTACAAAAAGTAAAAGGTGGTTATCGCTGGGGTAAGACTGGTAAAGTCTACAAAACTAAAGCTGCAGCTGAACGTCAAGGTAAAGCAATCTATGCGAGTGGTTACTCTGCAGGTGGCAGCACACCAACCCCAACTAACAAATCTTTGTACTCTAAAGTAAAGGCAGAAGCTAAAAAGAAGTTTGATGTGTGGCCCAGCGCATATGCATCAGCGTGGTTAACCAAAGAGTACAAGAAGCGTGGAGGCAAGTACAGTGGCACAACCAAGAACAAGGTCACGTAGCCAACACGTATTACAAAGTCAGCGTAGGAGTTTTTCTAAAGGAGGCTTAGGTAAGTGGTTTGGTGAAGAATGGACAGACGTTAAGACAGGTAAAGAATGTGGGCGTAGTTCAGCCAGTGACTCAAGTAGACCATACCCAGCGTGTAGGCCGAAGAAAGTTGCCTCAAAAATATCCAAAAAAGAGGCACAGAAAAAGACAGGACCATCTAAAGTTAATTGGTCAACAACAGCATCAGGAAGAAAGAGAACATAGCTATGAAGTTTAAACCGTGTAAAGGATGTCCTACCCCAGCGCAGTGTACTGCAGCAGGTAAGTGCGCTAAGAAAGCCAGTGGTATGGCTTATGGTGGTATGGCTGCTAAAAAGAAAAAAGACTATATGTCTATGGGTATGTCCAAAGGCGGTATGACTGCTAAGAAGGGTTACAACAAAGGTGGCTACTGTGGTGCATCTAACCCAGCTGAGCGCCCAATGATGAAGAAGAGTTCATAATGGCACAGAAGTATTACCATAAATATAAAAACGCACTTGAAGCTAAAGGTTATCGTGTAGACGAGCACGGCTACGTGTGGGACTCTATGGGTAATCAGTCTGCAGGGGAAGACAACTACGGTAACGTACAAAGTAAAGACCCTAACGTAAACGCTATCTGCGAAGAAGCTGAGATGAGTTTAGCTACTAAAGCTAAAGCTGCAGTTAAAAAGGTAGTTAAGAAAGTAACACCTAAAGCAAAGGCAGTGAAGTCAGATGATCTTGAGATTGTACGTGCACGTGATGAGAATGGACATTTCATCGCTGATGATCCCTCTACACCTGATGTAAATGAAGCTTACGTAGTTAAAAGTAAGAAGAAGAAGTAATAATGACATTAGTTACGCAGGGTAAACCATCACGCAAACGTTCTGTGTGGGGCCATAACAATGGTACTACAACAGAAGACGTATATACTTGCCCTGCTAACTGTAGTGCAGAGGTTGTTTATATTATTGTAAATAACTCTGGTGCATCTACTAACAGTGTTAGTGTTAAGTGGTATGACTCTTCTGATAGTTATGCATCAGGTTTTGTAGAAGGTAAGAGCTTAAACGCTGGTGACTTTATAGAGTTTCAAGGTATAGAGCTTGTTCTTGAACCTGGTGACAAGATTCAAGTTACACCTGTTTCAGCAGGGCATATTGATAGTATTGTCACTGTAGTAGAAACATTTATCCCTGTCGGCTAGCGCATAGCGGGTATTCCAAATAAGCTATTTTAAAAGGCCCAGTATTCTAGTATAACTATATATGTTTCCGTTAACATAAGGAGTACATATAATGGAACTAGTAATTTCTGAATCATCAAAGTGGGCCACTAATTTTAAAGCTTGGCTGGTCAAAGTGTTTAACGCAATGATAGAAGCACGTCAACGTCAAGCTGATGCACGTATCGCAGAGATGCACCTATGGCGTATGTCAGACCGTGAGCTAAACGATTTAGGTATCGGACGTGGTGACATCAAGCGTATCGTAAGAGAAGGTAAAGAATGATCTATACTTGTTTGAGGAGGCAGTATGGACCCAGTTACAATCATAAGTGGGGCCACTGTCGCCTTTAACGCCCTGAAGAAAGGCTTTGCTATAGGCAAGGACTTACAAGACATGGGTAGCCAGCTAAACAAGTGGGCTGGTCATATGGCTGACTTAGGGCAAGCTGAGAAGCAAGTTAAGAACCCTCCTTGGTGGAAAGCTATAGGTGGTTCTGTAGAGTCTGAGGCTATGGAAGTTTTTGCAGCTAAGCGTAAGGCAGAGTCTATGCGTAAAGAGCTAAAGGACTATATTAGTTTTACGATGGGTCCATCAGCCTGGGACGAGCTTGTAGCTATTGAAGCTAAGATACGAAAGCAAAAGAAAGAGCACGAGTATCGTAAGGCTGAACTACAGGAAGCTATCATAACTTGGACTGTAACAGCACTTCTCTTATTAGTAGGATTTGGTGTATTGGGATTCGTACTTTATCTGGTGGCATAAGTAAACAAGGCAGTAAGTACTACGCCTTTGACAAGGATGGTAATATACTCATCATTACCACTTACAAAAGAATAGCTGAGAATATCGACAGGAAAGCTAATGGCAAAAAATCTAACAGAAAATCAACAAAAGTTTCTCGAAGTACTGTTCGATGAGGCTGGTGGTGACGTAGTTAAAGCTAAGAAGCTTGCTGGTTACAGCGATAACACACCTACACGTCTTATTGTAGATGCGCTGAAAGATGAGATATTTGAAGGCACTAAAACGTATATGTCTCGTATTGGACCTAAAGCAGCTGTAGCATTTGGTCAAGCTCTTGTTGATCCTACAGAGCTAGGCGTAAAAGAAAAGATGCAAGCAGCTAAAGAAATCCTTGACCGTGCTGGTGTCGTAAAGACAGAGCGTATGGAAGTTCAAGCATCAGGCGGTTTGTTTATTCTACCACCTAAAGATAGTGATGATACGGATAACTAAACAAAAAGAACGTGAAAGCTTAGGCTACTGGATGTTACCTAAGCCTGACTTCAAAGTAAAAAGATGGGAGCGAATCCCACGACTAACACATCAGATACCTTTCGGGTACGAGATTGATCCAGACGATGACGATTGGCTAACACCTATTTCTAAAGAATTAGAACTATTAGAGCTTGCAAAGAAACACTTAAAGCAGTATAGTTATAGGGAAGTAGCTGCTTGGTTGTCTACACAGTCAGGTCGTCGCATATCTCACTCAGGGTTAAGAAAGCGTATAGATGTCGAAAGAAAACGTAAATCACTTGCTGCAATTAAACGCAAGCTTACCCAAAGGTACGAAAAAGCGCTCAAGCAGTACGAGATACTCGAAAAAGAAAGACTCGGTTACTACACCTACGCCGAAGAAGACTCAGACTCAGAACTTGAAACCAGCTGAAGTTAAGCCTGCTGAGTTTGATCCAATAGCTGCACGAGAGGTAGTCTTTAAGCCTAACCCAGGGCCACAGACACAATATCTAGCTTCTAGTGAACGTGAAGTACTATATGGTGGGGCAGCTGGCGGTGGCAAGTCTTATGCAACTTTAGCAGACCCTCTACGTGATATGAACAACCCAGACTTTAGTGGTCTACTTGTTCGACATACAACGGAAGAACTAAGGGAACTTATACAGAAAAGCCAAGAGTTGTACCCTAAAGCTATTCCTGGGATTAAGTGGTCAGAGCGTAAGTCTCAGTGGACCACACCAAGAGGAGGACGACTCTGGATGTCCTACCTCGACAAAGACACAGACGTTATGCGCTATCAAGGTCAGGCGTTTAACTATGTAGCTTTCGACGAATTGACTCAGTGGAACAGCCCCTATAGCTGGAACTATATGAGGTCACGTCTACGTACTAGCTCTAAAGAGTTAGGCTTGTATATGAGAGCTACGACAAACCCTGGTGGTCCAGGCCACTCTTGGGTTAAGAAAATGTTCATAGACCCAGCGCCACCTAATAATCCGTTCTGGGCTACAAATATAGAGACAGGTGAAACACTAGCCTTTCCCCCTGGTCACACCAGAGCAGGAGAGCCACTATTTAAACGCAGATTTATCCCAGCTAGCTTGTTTGACAATCCTTACCTAGCTGATGGTGGTGACTACGAAGCAATGCTTCTCTCACTTCCTGAACACCAAAGGAAGCAACTTCTTGAAGGTAACTGGGATATTAACGAGGGTGCAGCGTTCCCTGAGTTTAACAGGGCTATACACGTTGTAGAACCTTACGACATACCACATTCGTGGACTAAGTTCAGAGCGTGTGACTACGGTTATGGTTCTTTTACTGGAGTTGTATGGTTAGCGGTAACCCCTAGTGAACAA